GCCATCGACGCCCCGCGCAAGTTCGCGGCTGGCGGGGGTGGCGGGCCGACCGATCCGTTCTGGTCGAACGTGACGCTGCTGCTGCACGCCGATGGCACCAACGGCAGCACCACCATCACCGACAGCAGCTCGCTTGCCAACACGGTCACCTCGCAGGGGGCGACCATTAGCACTGCACAGTCTAAATTCAACGGCACGTCGCTGTATGTGAATGGCAGAGCAGCCACCCCGCTGTACGCCACCGTTCAGCCCTCGCTCTTCAACTTCGGCACAGCCACCGACTTCACGGTGGAGTTCTGGATTTACCCACTGTCGTGGAACTTCTTTGACCAGATCATCGGTCAATGGGGCGGCCCTGACACTTTCCAGATTTCCAACCTGAACAACGCTATCGGCATCCAAGACAACACCGGCACGGCCACCAGCGGCAGAGCAGTGGCTAACATCGCGCTGAACACTTGGCACCACTTCGCCTTTTCTCGCGTTGGCAGCTCGCTCAAATTCTTCCAGAACGGTGTGGGGTATGCCTTCGACCGAAACGTAAACATTGCGCCCAGCCTCGGCACGCTGGTCGGCATCGGCAAATGCTTTTCACAGGACGGGTTTGGCTCGAACTGCTACCTCGATGAACTGCGGGTCACCAATGGTGTTGGCCGCTACACCGCCGACTTCACCACACCTACAGCTGCGTTCCCTAACGCATAAGGAAACACCATGCCAATGTCCAGCGACATCTACGTCACGTCAAACGACTTCTCGCCGATCCAGTCGATCAAGAACGTCACGCCCAACGACTCGGCAGACCTGCCCAACGGGCCATGCCGAGCGCTACTCATTACGGGCGCTGGCAACCTGCGCATCACCACCGCCGGTGGCGACACACTCACGTTGCCGATCTCGGCCAACTGGTTCGGTGTCACCTACATCCGTGCCTCGCGCATCTGGGCCACCGGCACCACGGTGACCGCGTCCAACATCTTCGCCTGCTATTGATTTTCACCAAAGGAGCACACCATGCCCAACCAACTCTTCGACTCGAAGTTCTACTCCAAAGACGGCAACCAGCAGCACTCCGAGCTGTCCGGCGTGGCGGTCACCCCCGCCGATGGCACTGACCTGCCCAACGGCGTGTGCGAGGCCATCTACGTCACCGGCGCTGGCAACGTGAGCGTCAACCTCGCAGGCGGCGGCACGGCTGTGCTGACGACCCTGAGCGCAGGCCAAGTCGTGTATTGCCGCGCCTCGCGCATCTTGAGCACGAGCACCACCGCCACAGGCATCTTTGCGCTGTACAAGGCCTCGAACCTGTAAGCCGTGCGGATAACGCACTGACCATCGCATACGATGCGCCCCAACATGGCAACACAGTACCTTGACGACATCGAAGACGAACAGGCCCAAGCGCAGCGCGATGCTGCGGAGAACGCCAAGCGAACCTTTGAGGCCGACATCAAGTGGCTGATGAGCAGCCCTCGTGGCCGTCGCATCGCGTGGTGGCTGTTGGAGAAGGCGGGCGTGAACCGCACCAGCTTCAACAACTCCGGCTCTGTGATGGCGTTCAACGAGGGCCAGCGCAACATGGGTCTGATCGTTCAGGCCCAGGTCATTGAACTGGCGCCAGAGGCTTACATGACGATGCTCGAAGAGCAGAGGAAAAAATGACAACTGAAACAGCGAACGCAGGCGACACCGGTACAACCAACCCCGGTTCCGCAGCACCCGCAAGCGCAGGCGCCCCCGAAGGTGGCACCGCGCTGACCCAAGATCAAGGCACCGGCGCTGCCGCTGCGACGACCGAGCCCACACCGGGCGCGGACGACAAGGCCAACGCGCAGAACCCGGACGACAAGGGCACCAAGGGCGACGAGCCTGTTGTGCCTGAGAAGTACGAATTCACGATGCCTGATGGCGTTGAGCTCGATGCGGCGGCAGCCGACGAGTTCAGCGCGATTGCCAAGGAACTGAAGCTGTCACAAGCAGACGCTCAACGCATCGCCGACGTTGCAACCAAGATGCAACAGAAGCAAGCCGAGACGCATGTGGCGACGGTGAAAGGTTGGGCTGACAGCTGCAAGACTGACAAGGAGTTCGGAGGCGATAACCTCGACCAAAACTTGTCGGTTGCGCGCAAGGCCATTGACACCTTTGGCTCACCCGAGCTGAAGGCGTTGCTGAACACCAGCGGGCTGGGCAACCATCCCGAGGTGGTTCGATTCGCTTTCAAGGCCGGGAAGGCTATTTCAGAGGACGGCTTCATCAAGGCCGGTGCGCGAGTGCCGACCCCGGAGAGTTCGCTGGAACGGCGCTTGTACCCCGACATGAACTGAAAGGAACCTAACTATGGCTCTGCTTACCTCTGGTCAACTGACCCTCGCCGACTGGGCGAAACGCCTTGACCCTAACGGTCAAATCCCCGCCGTTGCTGAACTGCTCTCGCAGACCAACGAAATCCTCGAAGACGCCGTCTTCCAAGAAGGCAACCTGCCGACCGGTCACCGCGTTGTGATCCGCACCGGCTTGCCTACCGTCTACTGGCGCTCGCTGAACATGGGTGTGCCCGTGTCCAAGTCGACCACTGCTCAAGTGGACGAAGCCTGCGGCATCATGGAAGCGCGCAGCCACATCGACGTGGAACTGGCAAAGCTGAACGGCAACACCGCCGCCTTCCGTCTGAGCGAAGACAGCGCCTTCATCGAAGCGATGAACCAGCTGCAAGCCAGCACCATGTTCTATGGCAACCCCGCCACTGACCCACGCCAGTATCTGGGTCTGGCCCCACGTTACGGCACGATCTCTGGTGCAGGCAACGCCCAGAACATCATCGACGCCGGTGGTCAGTCCTCCAACAACACCTCCATCTGGTTGGTGGTCTGGGGCCCCAACACCGTGTTCTGCCCCTTCCCCAAGGGCTCGCAGGCCGGTCTGCAGCACAAAGACCTGGGCGAAGAGTCGGTGCCTGACGCATCGGGCAACTTCTACCAAGCTCTGCGTACCCTGTACCAGTGGAAGAACGGCTTGGTCGTGAAGGACTGGCGCTACGTTGTGCGCATCGCCAACATCAACACCGCCAACTTGGTCGCTGAAACTGCAGCCGCCGACTTGGTCAAGCTGATGAGCCGCGCACTGGATCGCATCCCGAACCTGAGCATGGGCCGCCCTGTGTTCTACATGAACCGTACCGTGTTCTCCATGCTGCGCGTGCAAGCTCTGAACAAGAGCCAGAACGCCATCAGCATCGACGACTCGATGACGCAGTTCGGCACTGCCGCCAAGTGGACATCCTTCTTGGGTGTTCCGCTGCGCAAGGTGGATCAGATTCTGAACACCGAGGCCCGCGTGGTCTAAGACGGGGTCGGGGCTTCGGCCCCTTCCTCGCTTGCTGCGATTCTCATTTGAAAGGAACACACCATGTACGTTGACAACAACACCCTCGTGTCGGGCTCGATCTCCGGCAACACCGTCACGCCTCAGTCCATCGCCTCCAGCGGCAACGTCCTGTCGACCAACACCGTCGATCTGGGCGCCAACCGCGACATCGGCTCTGGCCTGGAGTACCCCGTGATGTTCGCCAGCATCGGCACCGCCGTTGCAGGCGGCACGTCCACTGAAATCCAAGCCATCATGGCCGATGACGCTGGCCTGTCCAGCAACGTCGTTGTGATCGGCTCCTCCGGCGCTATCCCAACCGCCCAGCTCACCGCTGGCAAGCGCGTGGCCGTGACACTGAACCCACAAGTGGGCTCGGTGGGCAAGCGCTATCTGGGTGCCCGCTACGTCATCACCGGCGTCAACAGCGCCGGTACGGTGACGACCTTCTTCGGTGCCGACTTGCAAGACGGCCAGAAGTTCTACCCCGGCGGCTTCACCGTCGCTTAATCCGAAAGGAAAATCATGGCGTTCTACAAAGTGCTCGAAGACTCGTTCATCGGCCATTCCCTCGTGCAAGCTGGCGCTGTCGTTGACTTCAACGACGACCCGGCCAGCGGGGGCATGAGCCCCGGCAAAAACCTCGCTGCGTGCGATGCCGACGGCAGCCTGCTGGCTGCCGAAGGCGCCAAGGCTCCCAAGCCCCGCGCTGCGAAGGCCAAGCCGGTCGAGCAGTCTGCCGCTGACACCACGGGTGAAGGCGAAGCGCTGGCCTGATCGTAGGCCGACGACCATTGAAAAGGCCGGGGGAGACTCCGGCCTTTTTCACATCAAGGAGTGAACCGTGGCTTCAATCATCGACATCTGCAACATCGCCCTGAGCGAGCTTGGCAACAAGGCCCAAGTCGTCGCCATCTCCCCGCCCGACGGCACCGTGGAGGCCGATCTGTGCGCCCGGTTCTTCACCATCGCACGCGACGAGATTCTCGAAGCGGGCGACTGGACGTTTGCGCGCAAGCGCGTGGCGCTGGCCCAGCTCGCCACCAACCCGAGCACGCTGTGGGCATACGCCTACGCCAAGCCCTCGGACTGCCTCGTCACGCGCCGCATCCTGACGGGCGTCGACGAGTTCAAGGAAAACGACTCTGCCGACTTCGATGTCGAGGGCGACAGCCTCTACACCGACAAGGCCGATGCCGTGCTGCTCTACACCGCCGTGGTGGAAGACCCGACCAAGTGGAGCCCCGGCTTCATCGGCGCGCTCTCGGTACAGCTGGCCTCGTATCTGGCCGGGCCGATCCTGCGCGGTGAGGCAGGCACCAACGCCGCCATGCAGCTGCGCAAGCTCGCCAAGGTGCGCGTGGAGGAGGCCATGAGCTTCGATGCCAACCGCATGTGGCGTCCGGGCTGGTACACCCCAGGCTTCGTAGGCGCGCGCGGCGGCAACCTGCCGGGCACCTCGCCCAACTTCAACGACCCCATCTACCCGCAGTCCGGCTATGCCATCAGTTAAAGAGCTCACCCGCAGCTTCGCGGGCGGGGAGATCACCCCCGAGATGTACGGTCGTCTGGACAACGTGAAGTTCCAGACGGGTCTGGCCCTGTGCCGCAACGCGCTGGTGTTGCCTCACGGCCCGGTGACAAAGCGCTCGGGCTTTGGCTTCACCAACGTGGCAGGCAGCGCCACCTACACCCCGCGCATCATCCCGTTCGCGTTCAACGCGACCCAGACGATGGTGCTGGAGTTCGGCCACCTCTACATCCGATTCCACACCCAAGGCGGCACGCTGCTCGAAGCGAGCAAGTCGATCACGGGCGCAACGCAGGCCAACCCCGGCGTGGTGACCTCGGCAGCCCACGGCTACGCCAACGGCGACTGGGTCTACATCGCCAACGTGGGCGGCATGACGCGCCTGAACTTCCGCTACTTCAAGGTGGCGAACGTGACGGCCAACACCTTCACGCTGCAGGACACGATCACCGGCGCGAACATCAACACCGCCACCTTCAGCGCCTACACCTCGGGCGGCACGGTGGCGCGCGTCTACCAGATCGCCAGCCCCTACGACTTCACCACCGCAGGCTTCAGCATCTTCGACCTGGAGTACACGCAGAGCAACGACGTGGTGACGCTGACCCACCCGCTGTTCGCCACGCGCGAGCTGCGCCGACTGGGCGCCACCAACTGGACGCTCACCCAGCCAACGCTGGGCAACGCGCTCACGCAGCCCGGCACCCCCACCGTGGTCGCCACGGCAGGCACGGGCACGGCCTCCAACAAGGGCTTCTACTACAAGGTCACCACGGTCTCGGCAGACGGCACCGAGGAGTCGCTGCCCACCGCCAACTCGACCGTGGCAAACAACGACCTCACGCTGCCCGGGGCGAAGAACACGATCAGCTGGACGACCGCAGGCAGCGGCGTGACTTATCGCATCTACAAGGCCGTCAACGGCGCGGGGCGGCTGTACGGCTACATCGCCGAGACCAGCGACCTGTCCTTCGTCGATGACAACATCACGCCCGACTACAGCAAGAACCCACCGGCGGCCACCATCCGGCTGGACACCTCGGGCAACTACCCGGCGTGCGTGACCTACTTCGAGCAGCGGCGCATGTTCGCTGGCACGAGCACCAACCCGCAGACGGTCTACGGCACGCGCTCGGCCACCGAGTCCAACCTCAACACCTCGCTGCCCAGCAACGCTGCCGACGCGCTGGCCTTCACCATCAAGGCGCAGCAGCAGAACGCCATCAAGCACCTCGTGCCGATGAACGACCTGCTGGCCCTCACCGTGGGCGGGGTGTGGAAGATCGGCACCAACAACAACCAAGCACTGGCCCCCACCACGCTGTCGATTCGCCCGCAGAACTACTACGGGGCCAACAGCGTGCATCCGCTGGTCACCGGCAACAGCGTGCTCTACGTCGAGGCCAATGGCCGCCGTGTGCGCGACATTGCTTTCCAGTGGCAGGCCCAGGTCTACGCCGCCGATGACCGCTCGATCATGGCCCCGCACCTGTTCCAAGGCTACACGCTGGGCGATGCCGCCTACTCGCGCTCGCCCGATCAGGTCGCGTGGTTCGTGCGCTCCGACGGCGTTCTGCTGGGCATGAGCTATGTGCCCGAGCATCAGGTCTTCGGCTGGCACCAGCACATCACCGACGGCAAGTTCAAGAGCGTGTGCGTGGTCACCGAAAACAACGAGGACGTGCTCTACGCCGTGGTCGAGCGCACGCTGCGCAGCACCACCGTGCGCACCATCGAGCGCATGTCTACGCGACTGTTCGACGCCCAGGCCGACGCCTTCTTCATCGACTGCGGCAGCACCGTCGTCTTCGGCAGCCCGAACACGACGGTGCCCTACCTCGACCACCTTGAAGGCAAGAACGTGGTGGCACTGGCCGACGGCGCTGTGGTGCAGGGCCTCACGGTCACCAACGGCGCGGTCACGCTGCCCACGGCGGCCAGCAAGGTGCAGATCGGCCTGCCCTTCACCGCCGACATCCAGACCTTGCCGATGGCAATCGAGTCTATGATGGCAGGCGGCCAGGGCACCACCAAGAGCGTGGACTACGCCTACCTGCGGGTCAACCGCACCGGCATCGTGAAGGTGGGCCCAAGCTCGGATCGCCTGACCACCATCCCGCCGCGCACCAACGAGAACTGGGACACGCCTCCGCGCCTGCGCTCGGAAATCCTCGACCTGCTGGTCAACCCGGACATCTCCCAGGATGCGCAGCTGTGGGTGCGCTCGGACGATCCCACGCCGCTGACTGTGTCGGCCATCACGATGAAAGTGATGGTGGGCGGTGGCTAAGTGGCAACTCCCCCTGTACGTCGACGACAGCTACGAGTTCGTGCCCCCGGATGACGAGGGCATCGAGCACATCGCAGCCAACCTGCGCCCGGTGGATCGTGAGGAGATGTTCGCCACCTTCGGCCACCGGCGATACCTCGACGGCATCCGACTGAGCATGGCCGGGGCCGATTCCGTCGTCATGGCGATCTCGGCCTACAGCGAGCCAGTGGCGGTGCTGGGCGTCAACACAGTGTCGCTTTTATACAACACTGGATGCCCTTGGATGCTCGCCACACCCCATGTTGACCGCTACCGCCGGGCGTTTATCGAGTGCGGTCGCTTCTACACTCAGGCCATGCTGAGTGAGTACGAGTCGCTGGAGAACCATGTGGACGTGCGCAACCTGAAAAGCGTTGCGTGGCTGCAACGCATCGGCTTCCAGATCGACCCGCCCGAACCATATGGGGAACTGGGCCTGCCCTTTCACCCATTCCGAATGACGAGGTAAACAATGTGTAACGCAAAAGCCGTGGGGATGGCGATCATCGGCGTCGCCGCCGTTTATACCGGCGGCGCCGCGCTGGGCTTGCTCGGCACTGGCGCAGCCACTGCTGCGGGCACTGCGGGCACCACCGCCGCGATGGCCGGGGGGTTTGGCGCAACCAGCGCCATCACGGCAGGCGAGGTTGCTGCTGGCCTTAGCGCAACCAGCGGTGCTGCCGCTGGCAGCATGACCGCGATGCAAACCGCCGCGCTCTACTCCTCGGTGGCGGGCGCGGGCATGTCGGCCTACGGCCAGTATCAGCAAGCCGAGGCCATGAAGGATGCGGCCAACTACAACCGCAAGGTGGCCGAAATGCAGGCCGCCGACGCGCGGGATCGTGGCGCGGTGGAGCAAGAGCAGCTGGGCCGCAAGATCGGCCAGCTGCGCGGCCAGCAGCGCGCCAACATGGCCGCCAACGGCCTCGACCTGTCCGACGGCACACCCGCTGCGCTGCTTGACCAGACCGACTACTACGGCCTGGAAGACCAGCGCACGCTTGCCACCAACATCGAGCGCGAAGCATCGGGCTTCAGCAACCGCGCGCGGCTGGCTGGCATGCAAGCCGATGGCATCGACCCGATGCTCAGTGCAGGCGGCAGCCTGCTCACCAGTGCAGGCAACGTGGCCGACCGCTGGTACAAGTACAAGGGCTAAACCATGCCGCAAATCCCAGCCTATGACGGGCCGCAGGTCGGCCTGCGCCAACTGAACCTCGACCAAGCCAGCGCCGATTCCTTCGGTGGTGTGCAGGGCCGCCAGCTCGCCCAGATCGGGCAGGGCGCCCAGCAGCTGGGCAACGCGCTGGACGCGGTCAACGAGCGCGAAATCCAGACGCAGGTGTTCAACGCCGAGGCGCTGGCAAAGAAGGACTACGTCGCGTGGTCGCAGGAGGCCGTCAAGAACCGCCAGGGCGAGGCAGCCAAGGGGCTGACCAAGGACGCAGGCGACTGGTGGGGTAAGGCCGCCGAGGCTTACGGCAAAGACCTCTCGCCGATGGCGCAGCGCATGCTGCTCAAGTCGGTTGCCCAGCAGTCGGTGGCCGCCGCCCAGTCGATGGGCGCGTTTGAAAACCAGCAGCTGGAGGTCGCGCAGCAGACCTCGCTCAAAGCCACCACGCAAGCCTCGCGCGACTCGGCGGTGTCGGACTCCTCCGACCAGAACATCGCCCTGCAGCGCCAGAACATCCTGGGCGCATGGAGCACCCAGCGCAACAAGTACGACGCCGCCACCTTCGACCAGCTCGTGAAGAACGAGCTCACGCAGATGCACACGGCGGTGTTCAACAAGCTGTTCATCGAGAACCCATCGCAGGCCAAGCTCTACTACGAGGTCAACCAGAAAGAGATCACCGGCCAAGTCAAAGACGACATCCTCGCGCGGCTCAAGGCAGGGGTGGCGGTGGAAGAGGGCGGCGCCGGTGCGCGCGAAGTCTTCGCCACCACGATGGCAGGCAAGGGCTACAACGACGCGATCCCTGTCGACGAGATGGACGCCGCGCTGGTCAAGCGCTTCGAGAACGAGCCCGAGAAGCTCAAGGCCGCGCGCGGCGAGCTCGACCGGCAGGTGGCCTTGCGCAACAAGGCGCAGAGCGAGCGCAACGCCGGTGCCATCGAAGGCGTCTACGGCCTGCTCAACAAGAACACGCCGCTGGCGACCGTCATGCGTACGCCCGAGTGGTCAACGCTGTCGGAGCAGAACCGATTGCAAATCCAGCAGCAGATCAACGACCGCAACCACATGCTGTGGGCGCGCTCCATCGAGGACAAGAACCGCATCCAGCACCAGCAGGAACTGAACACGGCCCCGGCGCTGCTGCTGCTCTCGCAGCCCGAGAACCTCTCGAAGATGACGCGCGACCAGATCATCGGCTACATGCCCGAGATCGGCTTCAACAACACGCAGCGGCTGCTGCAAAGCTGGCAGACCTACACCACCAACCAAGCCAAGCTCTCGCAGGCCACGGTGGACAACGACGCCTTCAAGTCGGTGCTGCTGGCCGCCGGGATTGAAGCGAACCCCAAGCCCACCCAGAAGGAAGCGGCCAAGCGCGTGATCGACCTGCGCACGCAGTTCGAGATGACCATCGGCGACATGCAGCAAAACCGCAAGGGCGAGCTGTCGGCCACCGAGAAGCTCAAGGTCATGCAGGACATCGTCAACGCCGAAGTGCTGCGCCCCGGCTTCTGGTCGAACAACTACAGCAAGAGCGAGCGCGTGATCGACTTGAAACCCGATCAGCTGCTCACCGCTGGCGTGAAGGTCACCGACACGCAGGGCAAGCCCCTGACATTTTCACTGGCACAAATTCCCGCCTCCGAATACGGCGCATGGCAAAAGCAGCTGCGCCGCGAAGGCAAAGTCGGCACGCCCGCCGAGATCGCACAGGCGTGGTACGACTTCACTCAACAGAAAGGCAAGAAGTAAATGGCCGACTACGAAGACCAGATCGCGGCGTTCCGCACACAGAGCGCTGCTCCCGAGGGCGACACCTACGAGGATCAGATCGGGTCATTCCGTCGCCAGCAATCCGAGGAGATGGGCCGCCTGCGCGCGAGCGCATCACTGGCCGCTGAGACCACGCCCGAGCGCGTGGCGCAGCAGCGCCGCCTGTCGTTGAGCACGGGCCTGCCGATGGAGGTGGTCAAGACCGCCGAGGGCGAGGCCAAGGCCATTGCCAAGTACAACGAGCTGGCAAAGCTGTCGCAGACCTCGCCGGTGCTGCGCGCCAAGCTGCAGAACCCCGAGTTCACGGCGCTGGCCCAAAACGATGGCGAGGCGCTGTCGGGCATCGAGAAGACGATGAAGGTCATCGGCGGCACCGCAGGGCGCGTGCTGGCCGGTGGCACGGTCGAAGTGGGCGCAACGCTCATGGACTTCTCGGGCTTCGTCAACGACATGATCTCGCAGGCGGCCAAGGCCGGTGCGCCGGTGGTTGAAGGCATCCTGCCGATTAACCCCCTGGGCCAGATCGCGGAGGCAGCCGCCGGTGGCGCGGCCAAGAACCGTCAGCAGGCCAAAGACGCGCGTGCGTCCATCGACTACTTCCTGCCCGAAGCCACCAACAGCACCGAGGCGGGCCTGTACTCCGGCGCGCAGTCGGCGGGCTTTAACCTCGCCACGCTGCCCGCTGCCATCGAGGCGGCCATCGTCAAAGGCCCGCAGGCTGCGGGCCAAGTGATGGGCGCCATCGCCGCGCTTGCCACCGGCTCGCGCTCGTACAACGAGGCGCGCGACAAGGGGCTCGACCCGATGGGCTCGATCACCTACGCCGCACCGGCAGCTGCTGCCGAGTACCTGTTCGAGAAGTGGGCGGGCGGCAAGTTCTTTGACGACGTGGCCGCGCGCTCGCCGGTCATGAAGATGCTGCTCAACAACGCCACGCGCGAAGTGTTTGGCGAATGGGGCACCACGCTCACGCAGAACTTCAACGAGTGGGTGCGCCTGAACCCTGAGAAGACCGTGCGCGAGTTCATCAGTGAGCAGCCCGAAGCGCTGTATCAGACGATGATCGCAGCGCTGGTGGGCTCCGGCATCCAGACCGGCGCGATGAAGGGCATCCAGAAGCTCGCCGACCGGCAGAACCAGAGCCTCGTCAACATCGACGAGATCACCAAGCTGCAGGACATGATGCGCATCGCCGCAGGCTCCGACCTGTTGGCGAAAGACCCGCAGACGTTCAAAGACTATGTGCAGGCCGTGGCCGATGGCACCGAGGGTGCGCCCAAGTCGGTGTGGGTCGATGGCCGCGTGCTGCAAGAGTCGCTCGCCCAGTCGGGCGTGACACCTGAGCAACTCGCCACGATCCTGCCCAGCGTGCAGAGCCAGCTCGCCGAAGGGGTGAGCATGAACACCCCGGTGGAAATCCCCGTGGGCGAGCTCGCCACGGCAGCAGGCACCGAGATCGAGAAGGCGCTGATGCCGCACCTGCGCACGAGCGCCGATGGCCTGAGCCTGACCGAAGCACAGCAAGAGCAAGAGCAGGCGCAGCAGTACCTGCAGCAAGAGGCCCAGCGCATCATCGGCCAAGCCGCCGATCAGGTGCAGGCCAACGCGCAAGCGGAGAACGTGCGCCAGATCATCGCCGAGCAGCTCTTCGCCACGGGCCGCTATTCCAAAGACGTGGCCGACAAGGGTGCCAAGCTCGTGGGCGACTTCTACACGGTGATGGCCCAGCGCACGGGCATGACGCCTGACGCCCTGTACCGCGAGGTGATCGACTACAAGGTGCGAGCACAGGGGCAGGGCGCGTTGACGCAGATCACGCCCGAGCAGGCAATGGCAACCAACGTCAAGATGGAGATGCCTACCGACCCGACGTTTGCCGAGGCGGTTGGTAACACGCCCGGCGCGCAGATCACCGAGCGAGGCTTACTTATTGACTTGGTGCGCTACCAAAAACCCGAGCAGGAGGGCGCGCAAGCCATCCGTACCGGAGTGTTCTACTTGCCCAACGGCGCGGCAACTGCCAAACACTACAAGGGCGGCAAGGGTGGCTATGGTGGCGCGCAAGCCTTCACTGGCGAAACCCTGATCCGGCGTCCGTTGTTCGTAAAAGGCGCAACCGGCGGCAAGGCCCCCGAGGTTGCCTACGACCAGCTCAAGGGTAAGAAAGCCTACAACAACATGCGCGAGGACGTGCTGAAGGTTGCCGTAGGGTGGGGTAAAACAGAGCAGCAAAAGGTTGACGGGGTGCGCGAAGTGCTGACCAAGTACAACGCTGACCCTAGCCTTGCTGCCGAGATCGTGCGCAACAGCCGCGAAGGCAACCAACTGCCATACGCAGTGCAGGAGAACATTGTTGCTCACGCTGTGCGCGAGGCTGGGTATGACGCTGTAGTCGGCTACAGCAAGGGTAAATCCGGCGCGAACATCTCCGAGGTGTTTGACGTGCGCGAGCAGTCCTTCCCTGCGCGCGGCATGGAGTCAGAGGTGCACAGCGTCTTCGACCAAGCCGCCAACGGCACCACGGCCTACGCTGCCGACACGATCACCATCGACGGCAAAGAGCGCCCAGCGCTCAACAGCAACGGCCAGCGCATCGCCGCCACCGAAGAGGGGTTGCGCAACTTCTGGGCGTGGTTCGGCGACAGCAAGGTGGTCGATGCCGATGGCAAGCCGCTGGTGGTTTATCACGGCACTGACACGGGCGGGTTCACCTCGTTCTACGAGACGGGCGGCGAAGTGCGTGGCGACCTCGGCATCTTTGCCACGTCCAACCGCGAGATGGCAAAGACCTACGTCAAGCGCGGTCGCGCCCAAGACCTGACAGCAGAGCAGCTGGGCGAGGACATGCCGCAAGTCAGTGGCCTGTACCCGGTCTACATGAAGATCGAGAACCCGCACGAAGCCTTCTTTGAGGGTGCGCACTGGCAGGGCGAGCGCCCCGGCAAGTACCAAGTCGAGAACGCTGACGGCGAAGTGATCTACACGGAGGAAGGCAAAGCCTACTTCGACAGTCTCGTCGAGGCCGCCGACTTTGCGCTGGAGAACGGCGGCAAAATCGAACCCGCCGCAGACCACTTTGAAACCACCGACGGCGTGGTGCGCGAGGCCCGCCGGTACGGCAACGACGGCGCGATCATTCACGACGTGGTGGACGACGGAGGCGGGGCCAGTGCCTACATCGCCGAGCCCTCGATGGTGTACGTCACTTTTGACCCCACGCACGTCAAAAGCGCCACCGGCAACAACGGCCAGTTCAACCCGCGAGACGCCAACGTCCTGCACCAGACCCCGGCCTCGATCCCTGCGTGGGCGCGCGAGAAGTCGGGCACCCGGATCACCGACAAGGTGAAGGGGATGTCTATCGCGTTGGCCCCAAAGGCTGCGCTGGCCGAGCGCAACTACGCCAAGCTCGACGAGATTTTCAAGGCCGTGCCCGATCCGCTGGCGAGCGAGAAGGACTGGCGCAAGTTCATGTCGCTGCTCACCGGCGATTCGAGCGTCGTGGGCGTGCCCTACCGTGCCTTCGAGTACGCGCGCAACCCGCAGGTGCTTGCCGACTACCTGAAGCGCATGCGCCCCGACCAGCTCGAGTCGCGTCGTCGTGGCTTCGCGCTGGGCGCTGCCATCCGCGAGCAGTACACCAACGGCACGGCCACGCCGCAGACCACTGGGCGCTTGCTGCTGTGGGCGATGCTCTCGCGCAAGGCCGGTGCTTACCCGCACGAGTCGGCCTATATGGACTTGGTCAACGGTGGCGTCGACCAGTGGATCGACAAGGCCGTGCGCGGAGACTGGACAGAGCAGGACGGCGAAGCCTACGCGCGCTGGTCTGCCGACTACATGGCAACCAAGAAGGGCGGCGTCAGCCCTGGTGCTGGTGTGACCTCGAACGCCAACGACTTTGGCCGCATCCTGCTCGCCAAGATGTCGGCCAAGGGCGAGGACGGGCGCACGCTGCTCACGCAGCTGCACGACATGATGGCCGACCCCAACGTGTCCACCGACCAAATCCGTCGCGCCTTCTTTGGACTGGGCGATGGCCTTGGCATCCAGAACAAGGTGCTCTCGTTTGCCATGCTGGTGACGGGGCGCTGGGACACCCTGGTGCTCGACCGTGTGCAGTTCACGCACCTGTGGGGCGATGAGTACAAAAAGCGCGCCGGTCAGAACAACATCTACGACGGCAACGGCGGGGGCCTGCAGCCCATCGGCGACGGCCACTTCGGCATCGCCGTCTACGAGGCGCTGGATCGCGGTTTGCGCGAATCGGTGGCGCAAGCCTACAAGCTCGCCGGGCTGGAAGGCCAAGGCGATGGCACACTGGGTGCGTTCCACTGGGATTCGTGGCTGGTAGAATCCAGTCAGGCCATCGCACACCCCACGGTCGAGGCGATCCCTGAAGGTGGCACACCGCGCCCTGACTTGGCCGTCAAGCAGGGCAAGTTCGACACCTACTCGCACGGCTTTGAGTACCGTGCCGATGGTCAGTACCAGATTCCGCTGCTCTCTGGCGCGGGCTACCGCATCCTGTCTCCGGCAGAGGCAGCAGAATTTGCAAACCGGCTGAAAGAGCCGAAAGAAGGGGTTGTCCCAAATGGATTCAAGGTCTCCGAACACAAAGAACACCCGTGGACAGAAGCCGACGGCGTCGACCGAGAGCGCTACGACGCAGTCCTCGCCGAGTACGGTCGACCAGCTGATGCAGCAGATGTCGCTGCAGCCGGGCTTGCCGATGCAAGCGGATCAGTTCAAGGCAGTACCGCCAGCGGCCTCAACAGAGACCGAGCAGGACGGTATGCGCGCGGAGGCCTTGCGCCGCTTGCAGGTGCGCCGTCTGTTGCCGGAGCAGCCGGGCCTGACCCTCGCCTCGTTGCCGTCGCCGAGCGCTACGCCCGTGAAAACGGTATCGACCTCAAGCGCCAAGCCGAATACGTCCAAGTAGACCCCGCGCGTGCTGAACGTATCGCGGCGGCCTACGCCGCGATGGAGCACGCCCCGCAGAACCCCCAGGTTCGTGCCGCCTACCAGAACCTGATCGAGCAGACGCTGGCGCAGTACCGTGCGCTGGAGGCTGCCGGTTATCGCTTCTATCTGGTCGACGAGACCAACGACCCCTACGGCGGCAACCCGTGGAACGCCATGCGCGATCTGCGGGCCAATCAGGTCATGGGCGTCTTCGCCACCGAGGCGGGCTTCGGTAGCGGGGCCACCGACCTGAACGTCGAGGACAACCCGCTGCTGGCCGACACCGGCCTGCGCTGGCCTTACGGTTCGCTCGATGGGCAGCCCAAGCGTGTGCTCGCCAACGACCTCTTCCGTGCCGTGCATGACGCCTTCGGCCACGGGCTGGAGGGCGCAGGCTTCCGCGCAGAGGGCGAAGAGAACGCATGGCAGGCCCATGTGCGCCTGTTCACCGGCTCGGCTGTGGCGGCTATCACCAGCGAGACGCGCGGCCAGAACAGCTGGCTGAACTACGGCCCTTACGGCGAGAGCAACCGCGCAGCCAAGGTCGAGGACACGGTCTTCGCTGACCAGAAGACGGGCCTGATGCCTGAGTGGACGTGGACAGAGGGCCGGGTGGCCGACATGCCCGAGCAGCCGGTGCAGCAGCCCGACACCCTCGCCCAGAGCGAGGTGCCCAACAAGTACCAAACGGCCTACCTCGCAGGGCGCGACATCTCGCAGCTCACCGACGAAGAGCTCGGCCAGTACCAAGCGCTCTCCGACAACGCGCAGCCGCTTGAGCAGCCCGCAGGCAAGGGCCCGCGCGGCACCTACGACATCGCCAGCATGACCACCGTGTTGAACGGCACGGCTGACCTGTCGACCTTCCTGCACGAGACCGGCCACTTCTTCCTCGACGCCATCCGGCGCATGGTGCTCTCGGGCAACGCCACGCCCGAGGTGCAGGCCATGTACGAGCAGGCGCTCAAGGGCTTGAACGTCACGCCGCAGCAGTGGGAGCAGTGGCACGAGGAATACGCGACCACCGGCAAGATCAGCGACGGCATGCGCGCAGCCCACGAGCGCTGGGCCGAGAGCTTTGAGCTCTACCTCTTCAGCGGCCAGTCGCCCAACCCCGGCACGCAGTCACTGTTCCGCACCTTCGCCGAATGGCTCAAGCGCGTCTACACCTCGATGCAGCAGTTCGCCACGTCCAAGGGCTTGACGATGGACGCCGATCTGAAGGCGGTCATGGACAAGATGCTGGCGACCGACGAGCAGATCGCCGAGGCTGAAGCCATCGCTGGCCTGCTGCCCGATCTGGACGCCACGGGCGAGGCGCGCGAGAAGTTGAACGCCCGCAGCATGCGCGACCTGCAATGGGCGCGCAATGCGGTGAACAAGTACATCGCCAAGCTGCAGAAGGAGGCGCGCGGCCTGCGCGCTGAGATCGAAGAAGAGGTGCGCGCCGAGCTCGCCAAGCAGCCGGTGTTCGCCGCGCTGCGCTTCATCAAGAAGGGCGAAGCCACGGTGGACGGTGAGGAGATCAAGGCCACCACCGGCCACAAGATCAACACCGACGCGCTCAAGGAGATGTACCCCGAGACCATGCTGGCTCGCCCTGACCTCACCAAGCTCAAGGGCCTGACCAACAAGGAGGGGCTGCACCCCGACGTGCTGGCCGACAGCTTCGGCTTCCCCTCCGGCGATGCGCTCATCCGCGCGCTGATCGAGGCCAACCTTGAAGCCGAGGTCGAGGGCATGACCGACCAGCGCATGCTGGAGCGCCACGGCGATCTGGCAACGCCCGAGGCCATCGCCGCTGCGGCGGTGGAGGCCGTCCACAACGAGGCCCGCGCCAAGTCGCTGGCAACGGAGCTGGCCGCCCAGCGCGAGATGCTGGGCACACGGCGCGACACCGGCGAGCAAACCGCCAACGGTGCCAAGCGCACGGTCAACGTGCTGGTGGAGGCTGCCAAGGCCTTCGCGCAGAACGTCATCGGCCGACGCGCCGTGAAGGGCTTGAAGAAGGCTGCATGGGCGCACCTGCAGGCCGAGCGCCGTGCGGGCAAGGCGTGGGAGGCGGCCACGGCTGCCGGTGACACGCAGGCTGCCGTGCAGGCCAAGCAAGACCAGATGCTCAACAACGCCGCCGTGCGTGCAGCTCAAGAGGCGCAGGCCGACGTGCGCGCCGCGCTCGACCTGTTCAAGAAGATCACCAAGGGCAACAACGAGGCGCTGGTCAAGCGCGGCTTCGACCCCGATGTGGTCAACGCTGCGCGCGCGATCCTGGCCGCCTACGGCGTGACCGGCCCGCAGAGCAAGAGCGCGCTGGAATACCTGGAGCTGGTGCAAAAGAACGACCCGGCCATGTACGCCGCGATCCAGCCCTCGGTGGTGGCTGCGCTCACCAACGCCAAGCCCTTCGACGAACTGACGGTGGCCGAGGTCGGGGCGCTCAAGGACGAGATCGAGAGCCTGTGGCACCTTGCCAAGCGCTCGCGCCAGATGGAAGTCGACGGCAACCTGCTCGACCGCGAGGAGGTGCAGGACGACCTGCGCGCCGATCTGGAGGCCCGAGGCATCCCAGATGCCATGCCGGGTGACACCAGCGCCATCACGCCCCAGGAGCAGGCGCTGCGCAAGCTCATGGTCTTCCGCGCTGCGGCCACGCGCGTGGAGAACTGGGCGCAAAACATGGGGGCGAACTTCACCAAGTTCGTCTTCCAGCCCATCAAGGAAGCCGCCGACCACTGCCGCGCGGCCAAGGCCGAGAAGGTCAAGGCCCTGCACGCTCTGCTCAAGCCCATCGAAGGCTCGCTCAAGAAGGGCGAGATCAAGGCCGACGAGTTGAACGGCTACGTCTTCGGCAAGGACACCAGCGGCGTGGGCATGGCCGAGGTGCTGCACGCGCTCATCCACACCGGCAACGACAGCAACAAGCGCAAGCTGCTGCTGGGCCGTGGCTGGGCCAGCGAGAACGAAGACGGGACGCTCAACACCTCCAAGTGGGACGCCTTCATCGAGCGCATGGTGCAAGAGGGCAAGCTCACGCAGGCCCACTACGACTTCGCCCAGGGCGTGTGGGACTTGTTCGAGTCCACCAAGCCGCTGGCGCAGAAGACCCACCGCGATGTCTTCGGGCGCTACTTCGCCGAGGTCACAGCCAACAGCTTCGTTGACCCCTTCGGCATCACGCGCCGTGGCGGCTACGCACCTGCCATCACCGACACGCGCATCGTCTCGGATGCGGCCACGCGCTCGCTGATGGAAACCGAGAACCAGTCGATGGCCTACGCCTTCCCCTCGACCTCCAAGGGCTTCACCGTGGGCCGGGTCGAGTACAACAAGCCGCTGCTGCTTGACCTGCGCGTGCTCGCCCAGCATCTGGACAAGGTGCTGCTCTTCTCCTACATGGAGTCCCCGGTGCGCGATGTGCGCCGTGTGCTCTCGGCCAAGAACGTGAGCTACGGGTTGAACCGCATCGACCCGGTGGCCTTCGACAACGTCATCACGCCCTGGTTGAACCGCGCCGCGCGCCAGCAGGTCGAGGCACCCATCGCAGGCGATGCCGGTCTCATGCGCATCTTCAGCGCAGCGCGCAACCGCGCCGGTATGGCTGCGATGTTCGCCAACGTCGCCAACGCCGCGCAGCAGCTCACCGGCTTCGCCATCGCTGCGGTGAAGGTCAAGCCGACCTACCTGATGAGCGCAGCCGCGCAGATGATCGCCGCGCCGAAGCAGATGATCGCCGACGTGAGCGCCGCCTCGGTCTACATGCGCGAGCGCATGGAGAACGACGTCGCCAACGCCGAGAGCGCGATCCGCGACATCCTGCTGGATGCCAGCGTCTACGAGAAGGCGCAGCAGTGGAGCGCCAAGCACGCCTACTTCCTGCAGTCGGCAGTGGACAACGCGATGGGGCCAGTGATCTGGACGGGCGCCTTCAACCAAGCCACCGAGCAGGGGCTCTCGCAGAAGGACGCTGTGCGCTTTGCCGACAGCGTGATCCGCACCACGCAAGGCAGCACGTTGCCCGAGGATGTCAGCCGCATCGAGACGGGCAACGCCTTCGTGCGCATGTTCACCCAGTTCGGCGGCTACTTCAACATGCAGGCCAACCTGCTGGGCACCGAGTTCGCCAAGGTCGCGCGCGAGCTGGGCGTTAAGCAAGGCGCTGGCAAGATGCTCTACATCACGTTGCTGGGCTTCTTGGCTCCGGCGTGGGTGGGCGAGGCCATCATGCAGGTGTTCCGTGGCGGGCCGGACGACGAGGACAAGGACGGCGAGTACCTCGACGACTGGCTGGCCGCGATCTTCGGCTGGTCGACCCTGCGAGGCGTGACGGCCATGATCCCAGGCGTGGGCCAGACGATCAACGCAGGGGTGAACGCCTGGAACTCCAAGCCCTACGACGACCGCATGGGCAGCGCCCCTGCGATCTCGACGGTGGAGGCAGCCGTGCGCTCGCCCGCTTCGGTCTACAAGGCCGTTGTGGAGGATGGCAGCAGGCAAAAGGCCGTGCGCGATGTGGCAAGCCTCATCAGCGTGAGCACCGGCCTGCCTGCCACCGCTGTCGCCCGCCCGCTGGGTTATCTGGCTGGCATGTCCGACTCCAGCATCAACCCCACCAGCGGGGGCGACATGGCGCGCGGGCTTGCCACGGGCTACGCGAGCCCTGAAAGCAAGTGAGGTGCGGATAAGCGCACCTTGCCCCCAGATAATCCACGCAATTCACGGAGCCACCCATGACCGTTTCCTCTACCACCCGAAAGGCTGGGCCGTTCACTGGCAACGGCTCCCAGACGGCCTTCCCGTTCAGCTTCAAGGTCTTCACCAAGAACGACATCGCGGTCACGCGCGCCAACACCTCCGGCGTCGAGACCGTGCTGGTGCTCGATTCTGACTACACCGTCACGCTCAACGCCAACCAAGACAGCTCCCCCGGGGGCACGGTCACGCTGGCCTCTGGCCTGACGCTTAACTTCAAGCTCTCGATCACCGGGGCGATGGGCTACAGCCAGAACACCGACCTGCCCACGGGCGGTGCGTACAACGCGCAGAACGTGGAAGACGCGCTGGATCGCGTGGTGATCCTGACCCAGCAGCTCGAAGAGCAGTCCGCGCGCGCGCTGCAGGTTCCGGTGACCTCTTCGCTCACCTCCGATGAGTTGATCGCCGAGCTTGCCAGCGGCGCGGCCTCGGCCACCGCAGCCGCCTCTGCGGCCAGCGCGAGCGCCTCCAGCGCAAGCACCAGCGCAACCGCTGCGGCGGCAAGCGCAAGCACAGCGCAGAGCTACGTCGGCAACATCATCCAGAACCCGATCCTGGGCGACGATGTGTTCAGCGGCAACGGCGCGACCACTGCCTTCACGCTCTCGCGCAACATGAGCACGGGCAACGAGACGGCCTTGCTGGTCACCAGCTCGGGCGTGACGCAAGCGCCCACGGCTGCCTACTCGGTCAGCGGCACCACGCTCACCTTCACCAGCGCGCCGCCTTCGGGCACGAGCAACATCCGGGTGCGCTACATCGGCGCGATGGCGGTCAATGCCGCATCGGCACAGACCTCGGCCACCAACGCCGCGAGCAGCGCCAGCGCTGCTGCGACATCGGCCAGTTCCGCATCGACCAGTGCGAGCAACGCCTCGACCAGCGCAACCAACGCCGCCAGCTCGGCCACGGCTGCCGCAGGCAGTGCGTCGAGCGCCAGCACCAGCGCCACCAACGCATCGAACAGCGCCAGCAGCGCGGCTACGCAAGCCACCAACGCGAGCAACTCGGCCACGGCTGCCGCAGGCAGCGCCACCAGCGCATCAAACAGCGCCACCAGCGCGGCCAGCAGCGCCACGGCTGCGTCGGGCTATCTGGCCCCTGTGGTGTCCACATCGAGCACCTCGTTGACAGTGGGCACGGGCTCGAAGTCTTTGACCGTTGAGACGGGCAAGCAGTGGGTGCCCGGCATGCCGATCAAGATTGCGGTCACCGCATCGCCCTCGACCAACTACATGACAGGCACGGTGACCAGCTACAACAGCGGCACCGGCGCGCTGGTGGTTGACGTCTCGGCTGTGGGTGGCAGTGGCACCTACAGCGCGTGGTCGCTGTCCATCGCAGGCGGCAGCGGAGGCGCAGCGCTGACCACCAAGATGCTGCGCGCCCGCTACCTGACCAGCGGCACGAGCTACACGCCCGCCTCCGATGTCAGCGCCTTCTACGCGCAGATTTACGGTGCCACGGGCGGGGCGAACGCAGGTAGCTTGGGTGGCATCGGCGGCCCGGGTTACTCAGAGAAGTATTACCCCGCGCCCTCTGGCTCCTACACCTACAGCATCGGTGCGGGGGGCGCCCCCGGTACGGCAGGCGGCACCACGACCTTTGATGTGATGACCGTCACCGGCTCTGCGGGCGTGACCACTACGACCGGCGGTGCAGGTGGTGTGGGCTCGGGTGGTGACTTCAACGCCAGCGGCGGGGCGGGCGGCAACCGCGTGTCCACCTCCTACGGGGGTAACGGCGGCGCGGGTTCCCGGGCAGGCAACGGCGGCACCGGCGGGGTTGACGGAGGGTCTGGCGGCCAAGGCGGCACCGGGGGCAACAACGCCAGCGGAACCACGCCGGGTGGCTACGCAACAGCACCGAGTGGCAGCGCCATCGTCATGCCGTGGGGTGGCGCTTCCGAAGCGTTTTACGGCCTCGCCAACGGCGGTTTGGGGTATGGCGCAGTCGGCGTCCCGATCCTGAACAACAGCTACAGCTATCTGTACGGGCCGGGAATGTACTACTACACCGGGGTCAACTACCCAGCGGTCGTTCCCGGCGGTATGGGCGGCTACACGCAGCCGTTTCCCCATGCAAGATACGGCAACGCTTCCACAAGCGGCTTGCCCGCCGTCATCGTCATCATCGAGGTGCTCAAATGATCGCAGCAAAACTGGATGCCGATGGCATCGTCCTGAACACCATCGTCGTGGACGAAGTGCCAGACGGCTACGTTGCCTGCCCCGAGTGGGTGGGCATCGGCATGGACATCAACACGCCAGAGCCTGAACCCTTGCCCGAGGCGCCCGCCGACCCGGTCGCCAAGCTCAAAGACTTCCTCACAGCCAACCCCGACGTGGCGGCCATCCTCGTTTAACACAGAAAGGTAGGGCCGATGCGTGCCGATCACCAAAGTTCCATACGTCATGAGCGACAGCGCCAGCGGCATCGGTTATCAGACCGGTGACGGGGGTACTGTCACCCAGCTCACCAGCAAGAGCACGGGCGTAACGCTCAACAAAGCCAGCGGGCAGATCACGATGAACAGCGCCGCGCTTGCGGCCAACACCGAGGTGGGTTTCACCCTGAGCAACTCGCTGCTCAATGCCACAGACATCGTGCTGGTGCAGATCAACAACGCGGGCAACTACGACGTGCGTGCAACCGATCAGGCGGTCGGCTCGGCGATCATTCGGGTGAAGAACTTGACGGCAGGCTCGCTCACCGATGCGTGCCTCATCAACTTCGCCATCATCAAGGGAGCGAACGCCTGATGACCGAAACCGAAGCAAGACTGAACAGCCACGAGGCTGTGTGCGCCGAGCGCTACGACCAGATCAACGCGCGCTTGAAGCGCTTGGAAGGCATTTTGATGAAGGCCAGCGGCGTGATGCTGGTGTCAATGGCGGGGGTGATCTACGCCTCCTTGGTTCACGCAAAGTAAGAAGGAAAACCACCATGAAAAACTACCTCCTCCAGCGCGCCCAAGAGCCCTCCACATGGCGCGGCGTGACGCTGCTGCTCACCGCCCTGGGCGTGCCGCTGGCCCCGGCGCTGGCCGAGCAGATCGTCACCGTGGGCTTAGGCGTTGCGGGCCTGATCGGCGTGCTCTCCGCTGACCAGTGATGCACCTGACCCCGCACTTCACGCTCGATGAGCTCACCATCACCGAGCACCGCAAGCTCGACAACACGCCCGATGCGCTCTCCCTTGAGAACTTGAAGCGGCTGGCCGACTTCTTGGAGCAGGTCAAGGCGGTGCTGGGCGGCAAGCCTGTGCTGGTCAATTCGGCCTACCGCAGCCCGGCGGTGAACGCAGCCGTGGGCAGCAAGCCCACCAGCCAGCACACCATCGGCTGCGCGGCAGACATCCGGGTGCCGGGCATGAGCCCTGATGAGGTCGTGCGCAAGGTGATCGCCAGTGGCATCGGCTACGACCAAGTGATCCGCGAGTTCGACCGCTGGACGCACCTGAGCATCCCCAACACGGTGGCCGACTACCCGCGCCGTCAGGCGCTCATCATCGACCGAAACGGGACGCGAGCCTTCGCCTGAAGGCCCACAGCGGCTTCGTGTGGGCGGGGGCAGGGGTGGCCCTTGGTGGCTCCTCCCCGAGCGCATAGGCGCGCTCGTTGGCCGCTGCGCCCCCGGCGGCGAGCTCCTCGTAGGCGGCAGCGAGCTGCGCCTTGAGCAGTTTGATCTGGCGCTGGTAGTTGGGGATCATCTGGCGCAAGTACCAGAACCCCAGCAGGTCGCCCCCGTTCAACCCGTACTTGTAGCCGGGGCCGTGCAGCCGCCCGGTCTCGCCCACCTTCCAGTCGCGCCACATCCCGCACTCGATCATGTGGTAGGTCTGACCGGCCAAGGATTCCAGCGCCACCATCATGGCTTGGCTGGGGATGACCTCCTGCTTTTTCCAGCGGTGGATGGTGACCCGCGAGACCCCGAGCGCGCGCTCGATCTGGGCCTCGCCCAGCTGCTCAATCAATTCGAGCACGCGCCACTTGGCGTGGATGTCCCGGCGCTTTTTGACGTTGTTGTCGGGGGTGGTTTTGACGTGGCTCTTTAGCATTTGCGCAGTCTGACTTAAGCAGATGGTAAACGCAACCCTCACCTAACCTACTGCGCATAATGTATATTCGGGTTTCGATTTTGCTAAAGCGCGCCCGAGGCTTGGTGGTTGCACGTTGCCTCGGGTTTCGCTCATGCTCAACTCAAGGCTTTAGCAGATTGCTACAGCCCGCGCATGTTGTCAAGCAGCCTGCGCATGTGGTCAAGCAGCTTCCCGGTGATGGGCCTGCTCTCGGGCGGCAATGCTTCAAGCCGCTCGAGCAGCTCGTCCCACGCGCGGGCCTTGGCTTCCATCAGGATGTAGTCGTCGACCGCCTTCTGGATCGGGTCGGCGTAGCACACGGTGAAGGCGGGCGGGTTCATCGCTCGACCCCTTCAAGCCGGTCGGCCACGAGCTTCGCGTAGCCCGCAATGTCCACCCAGCTGTCGGCGTAGTTCGGGTCGCCGTTGATGATGCGTCCCAGCTTGTGGGCGATCATCTCCAAGCACTCCTTCTGGTCATCCGCAAGGCGATCCCACTTCTCCCCCATCTTTGCGCGAAATACCGCCTTCAGGGTCTGGGTCACCTCTGCGTGCCCGGTGAACTTCCCGTATCGGCTGCCGCGCTCGGTGAGGGTCTCGATGATGTCGGTCATGTCTTTCCTTTCATAGCTTCCAACAAAATGTCTTGCACGCTGCGCTTGGTCTCATGCCGCAGGATGACCTGCTCGTCCACGGTGCCCTTGGCAACGATGTAGTGGATGAACACCGGGCGATTATTACCGGCCTGCATCTGGCGCACGGGCCCGATGCGCTCGACCATCTGGTCGTGATATTCCAGCGCCCACCAGTGCGAGAAGAACGCGATCACGTTGGTCACATTCTGCAGGCCATCAACGCCGTGGCCGAGGCTTTGCGGGTGCGCGATCCCCAGCGGTGACTTGCCCGCCCGGAACTTTGCCATGCCCTCCACGGTGGCGAGGTCGACCGCCTTGGGGAACGCCTTGAGGATGCGCTCGCGGTCACTGATGAAGTGATACGCGCACAGCACCGGCACGTCGGACTCCTCGACGATCTCTTCGAGCGCCTGCAGCTTCTCGTCGTGAACCTTCGCCCAGCTGTCGTCCTTGGGGTCAGGGCTGGTGTAGACCGCACCGCTCGCCAGCTGCAGCAGCTTCTGGCTCTTCGAGGCCGCGCTCACGGCTTCGATCTGGTGGTCGCCGATCTCGGTGTAGAAGTCTTTTTGCATCTCCTTGTACTTCGCCATCACCGCCTTGGGCAGCGTCACCTGCACCTTGTTGATGACGGGCTTCTCAAGGTCGAACCAGTCGGCGGGGTCGAGCGTCAGGCAGATGTCGGCGAGGCGCTCCTGTATCTGGGCCTGCGCGAAGGGCAGGGCCACCGTCTGGGTGTAGTTGCCATCGCCCGGCATGGCTTGAAACCAGCGATCCATGAAGGCGGTGTAAGTGCGCCCGAGGCGCTTGCCCTCATCCAAGAACCACGTCTGCCCCCAGAGGTCTTGCAGGCCATTGGAGGCCGGTGTGCCGGTGAGGTTGACCCAGCGGCGCACCTTCGTGTGCGCAACACGGGCCAGCGCCTGCGCGCGGATGCCGCCTTGCCGGAGCCTAAAGCTCTTGAGCTTGGTGGACTCGTCGGCGATCACGTTGCGAAAGGGCCAGCGCTCGCCCAGCTCCTCCACCAGCCACGGCACCTGCTCGTAGTTGATCGAGTAGACATGCGACTTGCGCCGCAGCGCGGCCTTGCGCTGGGCCAGATCGCCGACGATGGGCACCACGTCGAAGCCTTCGAGGTGCGTCCACTTGGTGGGCTCCTCCGGCCATGTGTCGCGGGCCACGCGCAGGGGTGCGAGCACCAGCGTGGGGTCGGACTCGCCGACCACGTTGTAGAGGATGTCCAGCACGTTCAGGCTGGTCACCGTCTTGCCCATCCCCATGCCCGCCCACAACGCGCAGCGCGGGTTGTTGGCGAGGTGCTGTGCCCCGATGATCTGGTAGGGGCGAGGGGTGAACGGCTTACGCACGGCGCTCTTTCGATGGCCTGGGGCAGTTGGGCGGCGGTACGACAACGCACCACACGGCAGAGTGCTGGCCGCGCGTGGCCTCTGTCCAGCGGTCAACGTAGGCGTCCGGCATGTCGTTGAGCGCCTTGCGGATGGTCGTGTCGCTGGCGCCCAGCACGGCGCATATCTCCATCGAGGTCATGCCGTCGTCGTTGGCGCGCAGCATGGCGCGAATTTGAGGGTGCCAGGATTTCATGGCCGTGCCCCCAGTCCCGAGAACGGGGTGGCACCGTAGGTGCGCCACGTCCTGCCGGTCTTGATGGCGCTCACCGTGGCTTGGCTGATGCCAAAACGCACGGCGATCTCGTGCTGGACTCCCTCGGCTTCGCGCACGGCGGCGGCCAGCTCTGGCGTGAGCTTGGCCCGCGTCCTGGCTTTGTCCGCGAGCTTCTTGCAGCGGACGATGTCGCTTTGGTGCCGCTGCTCGCGGGTCGTTCGGCGCTGCACCGTGCGGCGCAGGGCCCACGTTGCGTGCTCAGGGTGTACGCACATCGGGTTGCCGCAGCTGTAGGTGGCAAGATGCGGTTGGGCGTTCGGCGTCTTGCCGTCGCGTTCAAGCAAGATGAACCGGCGCACAGAGCCGACTTTGCCGTTCCAGCGCATGGTCGGGGTGACCCCTGGGGATTGCAGCGCGCCTGTCCAGTTCCAGCAGTCGCCTTCTTCGACGACGTGCTTCTTGATGGTGTCGATCAGCTTGCTCATACGCCCACCTGCTTGAGTGCGGCTTGCAGGCCAGCCAGACCGCCGACACGCTGGTTTTCGATGAATATCTGGGGCATTTGTCGGGCTTCGGGGTAGAGCATGTTCAACGTCTCAAACCACAGCGGCACTTCGATGTCGCGCTCTTGGTACTCCAAGCCCTTGGACTGCAGCAGGCGCTTGGCGCTCACGCAGTTAGGGCAGTTGCTCTTGGTGTACATGATGATGTTCATTGGGTACTCCTTGCCAGCTGACGGTAGCGGGCGATGTTGTTCTTGATGGCGTGCGGGCAGCTGGCGTTCTTGGTGATGATCTGCGGCTGCTCGAACTCAGCGAAGGTCACCTTGAAGTGCGCGCCCGCCCGGGGCTCTACTGCCACGGGGTGGAACCCCGCAGCCTCGTAGGCTTTGATCTGCTTGCGCAGGGCTGTGGGGGTGTTCATGCCTGCCCCCTTGCTCGGATGGCGTTTGCTGCCATTGAAGCGTGCATGTCTGCATCAGCGCACTGGTCTGCAATTTGCAGGCACGCCTCACGCTCCTCGGCACGGACAAGCTCGGCAAAGCGTTCAGCGAACATTACAAGCCGCATGTCCCGCGCTTCGGCTAAGTCATAGTCAATCCACCCAACCCCCCGCGCCGTGCGGATGATGTCTTCGCGCGTCATGCGAACACCTCGTCGATCTGTTCGATGGTGCCCAGCACCAGCACGATCTCACCGAGGGTGCGCATGCGTGAGTGCTCGCGCGCTTGGGCTCGCTCGTGGCCGTTGGCCGGGAACGTCTTGATGGTCTCGGGGTTCTTGAGCTCCACCCAGAAGCTGCGACCCCATGCCGGGGGCATCATCGCCCGGCGATCCGGCGCACCACGGCGGCCCACCCACTTGACCTTGCGTATCTCGCCGCCGAGCTCGCGCACGCGCTCGACGAGGTGGGCTTCGATGTCGCGCTCTTTCATTTGGACAGCCCGATCACCAAGACGGCGGCCAGAGCGCAACCGATGGCGAGCGCCAGCAAGATGCCAGCGACCTTTTCCCACAGCGGCTCGCGCAGGGAGCCCGACTGGTAGCCGGGTGTGAACTGGCACTCGTTCAGGGTGCGGGGGGTTTGAGTGTGCGATGGCTTCATGTCGATCTCCAAAAAAGTTATTGAGGCCTCGACTATAGCAGATGCTAAAACTATGCGTGTTGCATAAACACAACGTCAATCCTTGCGGTAGCGGGTTGTCTCGAAGCCAGCAGCTGCCAGCGGCAGGCCGGTGGCCCACGGCGGCACTATGGACATCAGCTCGGCCAAGTCCTCGTGGCTGTAGCCGGTGGTGTCTGCGGTCTCGGTGAGCAGTTCGTCATGCACCGAGAGCACGATCTCGTAGCCGGTGTCCTCGATCAGCGGCATGTTGGCGGCCAGCACGTCGCGGGCGAACGCCTGCGTGATGTTCTCCACCAGCTTTCCGCCGTAGGTCTTGATGCGGCACCAGCGCCGGGTGTACTGGTTCACGCCCATGTAGGTGATCTGCTCGCCCTCTTCGATCTTGGGCTGCAGGTAGCACAGCACACGGCCCGAGGGCAGTCGGATGCGAAGCCATGCACCGTCGCGCTGGATGACCAGGGAGCGCACGGTGAAGCGCACGCCGGGGTTGCGGATGGCTTGGCGCACGGTGTCGCCCACGTCACGCCACAGGCTCACGGTGGCAGGGTGTGCCTCGCGCCATGCGTGCTTGAGCACCTCACAGGCAACGTACACGTTGGCAGGCAGGCCCAGCGTGCGGCGCTTCTTCTGCGCCCACTCCCACATGCCGTAGGCGCGGGCCAGGGCGTCCTTGCTGGCAGTGCTGTGGACAGCGTCGGCCAGCTCGTCCAAGTCCATGTTGTAGACCGCAGCGAAGGTCAAGAAAGCGGCCACGCCACCTTCGTAACCCAAGCCCAGTTCCATGACCTTACCGATCTGGCGCTTCTGGCCCACGGCATCCTTCGGGTCGATGTTGAACGAGCGACCGTAGGCCACCTTGTACAAGTCCTCGCCGATGCCTGCGTCGAAGTCCGCGAAGGCCTTGAGCTTCCACTCCTCACCGGCCAGCCACGCGAGCGAGCGGCCCTCGATGTTGGACAAGTCGGCGATGCACAGCTTCTTGCCGGGTGGGGCCACGATGCACCCGCGCACGGCGTTGGCGGTCAGGCGCATGACGTTGTCGAACACCAGATCGGCGCAGCCCGCCTTGAGCGCAGCGATGCCTGCGTCGATGTCCTTTTGCTTCATGTCAGGGCGCGGCATGTTCTGCGGCTGGAACACGCGGCCAGCCCAGCGGCTGGTGCGCACGGCCCCGGCGAACTGCAGCGTGTTGCGCAGCCGCCCGTCCTTGCTGGTGGCACGCAGCAGGGCGGTGTACTTGGCCGTGCTGGTCTTGGTGGCCTCCAAGCGGATGGACAGCAGCAGCTTCACAGCCTCGGGCAGCTCGGGGTCTTCGATCCGGCGGCGCAGCGTGTCGGCCTTCATGTCGGGCAGATCAACCCCGTAGTATTCGACGATGTGCTTGAGCAGCTGGTCGCGCTTGGACACGCTCGTGACGGCCCCATCGGTGAGCTCGTAGACCTCGTCCTTCAGCCGAGACTTCTCCCGGTCAGCAGCCTCTGTAGCAGCTCGGGCGAGGGCAAGATCGACGGCGAAGCCGCGGTCGTTGATGCGCTGGTCGAGGTGCCACAGCGCCAGTTCCGCATGCCCATCTCGATAGTTCCACTTGGGTAGCTTCTTGTCGATGGCGCGCATGGCGACAATGTCCTGGCGCGAGTATTCGAGGAACTCGGCCCACTCTTTGGGGTGTGTCTCACGGGTGCGTCTCCTGATCTTCTGGCCCTTGGGCGCGGGCTTGCAGAACATCTGGATGAGCTGCTTGCCGCGCTTGTCTTTGGCTTGGTCTTCGTCGAGGCCCAGTGCCGCGCCGACCTTGTCCAGCCCACCGGGCAGGCCGTGCAGCATGGCCTTGACCATCGTGTCCTGCCAGCGCTCCACCGGCACGTCGATGCCCCAGACATGGCGCAGCAGGGTGCGGTCGAAGTGGGAGTTGTGGGCGATGACGGTGACGGTGGGGTCGTCGAGGTAGCGGGCAAGACCGTGGGGTATGCCTGCTCCCTTCGGCGCAGTGGTGGCATCCCACACCACCGGCTCGCCGTCGTCGATAGCCCACTGGGCCACGGTGATCTCGGTGGAGGGGTGCTCGGCGTATGCGTGCGTGCTGTGGGTCTTGAGATCGCACTCGCTGTACGTCTCGCAATCAAACCAGAGGATGGTCATGTGTTGCCTTTCTTTGGTGAGGGGCGCGCAGGTGTTGCAACCTGCATGTGCTTCGGGCTAGGCCTATAGCCCCGGGTGAGCCATGCTCTCGCCCCTCAACAAAAAACACCCGTTGCCCTGAATCCCGCCTATTCACTTTCGACTGACCAGCGGTGTGAGCACCCCGCAGCGTGCAAGCGACGGGGCGCTGCGGTTAGCCTTCAGGGCCTGTTTGCCGGGTGGGTGAGTCCCGGCTAGGAGGTAGGTCAGTCCCGTGCCCTTTACGCGAGGTCGTCGGCGTCGGCCCCTTCGGTGACCTCGTCGAACTCGTCAGCGCTGGCTGGTGTGCCACCGCCGAAGCTGTCGCCGTCTTTGTAGAACTGCACGCCACGCAGCTGGGCGCTCAGACCCTTGCCGGTGTTGTCGTAGCCGAAGAACTCGATGCTCGCGTTGACGTAGCAGCCCGAGTAGATGCGGCCATCGGCTTCGGTCAGGGGCGACTTGTTGCGGTCGATCACCAGCGGGCGCTTGTTGGCTGGAGCCTTGGCGCGCACGGCGATGTTGCCTGCATAACCGTCGTAGCTCTGCTTGTCACCGTCTTGGATGCAGCACTTGTTGTTGTTGCCGTCGATCTGCTTGCGGATGGCTTCGCCCTTGCCAGGGAACTTGGTGTTCAGCGCGGCGATAGCAGCGGCCTCGACCTTCTTGTGCAGCTCGGTGCCCTTCTCGATCAGGAAGGTGGCGTTGAAGGTTGGATCGCCGTCCTTGAAGGGCACAGCTTTGAACAAGTCGTTGAAGGACAAGCGGACGTTGGTGAGTTGGATTTTCATGATGGTTTCCTTTCGGGGGTTTAAGCTAAGTCGTCGAAGGTTTCGGCCACGACATCGAAGTCGTCGGCCACGGGTTTGATTTCCAGCGCTGGGCGCTTGTCGCTCAGAGGCGCAACGTGGGGCTGGCCCTCGGCGCGTGTGATGTATGCCTGCAGCTTGGCCCAGCGGCGTGGGCTGTCCTTGGCGAGCAGCTTCTCGGCGGCAGTCGGCGAGATGAGGGACTGCTTGTACATCTCGTCTTGCTTGAGGCGCATGCCCTTGAGCACTTCCTCGGCTTCGGTCTTCGATCTCCAAGCACGGTCACCCTGTTTGCCCTGCACGACCTTGTAGCCGGGCACAGTCCCCCCGGCCAGCAGGCGGCGCTCGACTTCAGCGCGCACGGCGGTGATCCATTCCTCGATCAGCTTGGCCTTGGACATGGCAACAGCAAGCCACTCGGCATCGGCCCCTTGCGCCTCGTTGTCGGGCGACACCGGGGTCATGTCGGCGAACTCGTCAGGCGAGGCCGGGACGGAATCGAAAACGACTCCCGCGACCTCTTCGCGCAGCTTTGGGCAGGTTGCCTTGCCCTTGCAGAAGCGGCACTGCTCTTCACCGGGGCGCAGGAAAACGTCTTCCCACTGCTCACTTGCGATGCCTGCGGCCACCTGCAGCTCGGCGTTCCGTGCTGAGAGCATGGCGCTGCGTGCAGTGCTGCGGCCCCACGCTTCGAGCGACTCGACGGTGGTGTCCCACTCGCTGGGTGAGCGCGAGATGCGTGGCTGCAGGATCACCAAGCGCACGGTCTCCAGATCGACCGCGATGCCGTTGTGCTCGGCCACCGCGCCCAAGCCGTAGAGCATGAGCTGGGGGTTTTGCTCAACGTCCACGGCAACGCCGCGCCCGTACTTCAGGTCGATGACCGTGACCTCGTTGCCTCGGATGATGACAACGTCACCCGTGCCCCAGCCGGTCTCACGCGGCACGCCCAGGTACTCGGCGTAGAACAGCTGCTGCTCCACGAGCATGACGCCGTCCTCGCCCTTGTACTCCATGACGCGATCCACGCACCACTGGATGTGGTCGGCCATGTCGTCGGTGACCTCGATCTGGAAGCCATCGGCCTCGATGATCCGGCCAACGTAGCCTGCGGCGGGCGTACCGCCGAGCAGGCACATCTCCAGCAGCTCGTGGGCAGCGGTGCCCTCGGCGGCGTAGACGGTGGTGGCGTCAGCCTTGCCGACTTCCAAGACCTTGCTGCCGGGGCAGAGCATGATCTTCTTGAAGCCGGAGGCCGACCACTCGCTGTGGGCTTCAGGCATCTGGGTTCTCCCGGCGGGCGGTGTTGTACAAAGCCAGCACGCCCTTGCGTTTGAACTGACGGAAGCCGTGTTCACGGATCGCCATGCGCTTCAGGCGGCGGTTGTTGCTCGGCTGCTTGTAGGTGCCTTGAGTGGACGAATCCCACACCAGCGTGCCGACCTGCTTGGGGGCGGGCAGCGGGCGGTTGCCCAGGCCAATCCCCAAGAAGTCGTGGATTTGCTGGGCGGCGTTCACTGCACGTTCCCCAAGTCGATGGGCATCTGGGCATGGCCCTGGCGCTTGGCGATCAGCTCATCCTTGCGGCGCAGGTGGTACTCCTCCAGCGCGGTGATGGTGGAGTCGGCCATGTTGACGGCGGCCTCTGCCAGCTGGCTGTCGGTCAGGCCGTTGTTGGGCCCGGCCAGCATGCCTTGCAGTGCCATGCCGGTGTACATGGACATCAGCTCGGTGCGGACTTCTTCCACGAAGACGGTGTTGTCGTGCTCGCCCATTACGCCACCTCTTCTTCAGCAGTGAAGGCGGCCAGCACGTCGGCGTACTGCTCGGGCTTGAGCCCCTTGCCGGACTTCACGCCGAACTCGGCGAGCTTGGCGAGGGTCACGTCGCGGCCATTGGCGGCAGCGAAGGCGGTGATGGCTGCACCGACCTTGGCGTAGTCCAGTGCCGGGGCGGCTTCGGCCTTGGGCTCTTCCTTCTTCACCTCGGCGGCTGCGGGCTTAGGGTCGGCCTTGGGCGTGGCCTTTGGCTTCTCGGCGGCTGCGGGCTTGGCCTCGGCCACGGGGGCACCGCCAGCGGCGATGACCGAGGTCTCGCCGGAGTCGACCTTGGCCTTGACGGCGGCGGCCTGCGCTGTGAGCTTGCCCCACACGGCGATCAGCTCTTTGAGTGCGGCTGTGTTGTCAGCCAGTGCTTGTTCGATGGACATCAGATTTTCCTTTCAAGGGTTTACAAAATGGGAAGCGATAGTGTAGCGGCTGCTAAAGCCCACCACAAAAAAATTTTAAGCTGTTGCTAAATTACGACACCTCGCTTTCTGGCTCGACCTCGGGCTCGGGCCATGTGGTCGGGGCCGTGTTGAGTGGCTCGAAGAGGTCACGCACCCCGGAGACGCCGCTGTGCGGAAGCAGGTTGTTCACGAAGTAGTACGCCTGCACATAGGCCATCGTGCAGGACAGGTGCATAGGTGCCTTGGGGAAGCTGCGCTTGACCGTGTTGATCTCGCGCTTGCGCGCGGCCATGAGCTTCTTGATTGCGGTCTTGGTCTCGGGTGTCATGGCGTGCTCCTCACAGGTCGCGGTGTTGGGCTTTGCGGGCGTTGCGCGAGAGCGAGCCCATGTAAGCCTGCCGGTTGCGTTGCTGCTCGCTGGCCTCGGTCAGCGCGTCCTCGATGACTTTGCGCAGCTGGGGCTTGGCCGCCTCGATCTGGAAGCTGGCCGTGCCCCACTGCACGAAGGTGTCCTTGACGCTGCGGGTGACGAAGCCCTTGATGCCGATGAAGGTGAAGGTCGCTGTCTGCATGGTGGTCTCCTCACAGGCCCGACCACAGGCCGAACAAAACTTTCTGGGCTTGGATCAGCGTGCGCTCTGGCAGGCCGGTCTCCTCGACATAGTCGGCGAGGTTGCACTCGATGTCGAAGGCCAAATCTTTGGCCTGCTCGGGCATGTCGTTGCGGATGGTGCGCAGGAAGCAGCCGCCGTTTTCTCGACGGTCGCCAGACCAAGCCGGATGCTCGCCTCGCACGATGCTGGCGAATTCTTTGATGGTGCTCAAGTTATCCACAGTAGTGCTCCTCGATCAGCTGCGGTCAGACAGGAAGCGGCGGGCCTCTGCGTCAGAGCGCAGGGTCACGGCCTTGAACTCGACGAAGCGGCCAGCAGCGGTGCCGCCGGTGACGTAGACGGGGTCTTGCGCGATGACAATGGCGCCGTCGACCACGCAGTGGTAGCCCTTGGCACGGAGGAAGTCGGCGACGACGACGGGGTTGAAGGCATCGGCAGCCAAGATTTCCTCAAGGCGGGCGATTGTGCCGGGGCGGCCTAGCCACACGGAAAGCTGGCCGATGCGGTTCTTGCTGGCGCGCACGACGTGGACAGAGCCGCCATTTGCGCACATGAGGACTTGGTGGCCCGGCTTAGCCTTGATGGCCTCGATCAGTTGCTGCTCTTGGTTGGTCATGTTTAACTCCTCGGTTGGTTAGGTGCCGGTGGCAGTGAGTCCGAACCATCTTGCTGGTGCCCCTGTGTGTCGTGAGACCAGAGGACTTACCCAACTCACTCGTGCTATTCACTGCAACCGACGACTGAATTATAGCAACTGCTAAAGTCCGAGTAAAGCGTGGGGTTATTCAGACAATAAAAAAAAAAAAGCCCGCCGAGGCGGGCTATCAGGAGGAGACCTGTCGTTTTAATGCAGCAGTTGCAATGCTTCCAGCACGACGCTGATGGCAAGCAAGGCGAGGATGGCCCAACCCTTCCAGTCGGGGCGCTCCTCCGGGTAGGTGCCGCCGTGCTCGATGAGGTAGGAGATGCGCTGCTTGAGTCCATCACGGTTCATTGGGTGAGTCCTTATCACTTGAGGAGTAAGACAAGCCTGCGGGCATACGTCTGTTCGGCGGCGTTGGTTTCCTGCTGGCGCTCGTACACCAAGGCGACCAGCTCCGCGAGCTTGGCTTTGCTTACCTTGACGCCCTCGGATTCCAGCAAATCCTGCACCAAAGCCATTACTTCGATCAGGGCGTTCGTATCTGGTTGACCCGGCAAGCCTTTGTGGGGCTTGTCCATCCAGCCTGACGACAAGCCCAGCTTACGCTCCACGTCACGCGCCGTCTTCTCGCTGACCTCGCGCGTCGGCTTGGGGCCAGCGAGCTGGGCCATGTAGCTGGCGTTGGAGTGCCCGAGCTTCAGGGAAAGACTGGTAGGCCCGCCCCACTGCTCCATGAGCTTGCGCAGGTTGTCCCTGCGGATGTCGAAGACTGACTTCATCCTTAGCACATTGCCACAGCCAAGTGTTGTTTTCAAGCAATAGCTAATGCCTTTACAAAATGCTAAAGTCGGCGCTCCCCGTATTTTTAGGAGCATTACCTGTGACCATGTCCACCATGAAGGCTTGGATGCAAGCCGCCGATCCACTGCAGCAGTTCGAGCTTGCCAAGCGCGCGGAGACCTCGCGCCAGTACCTGTACCACCTGTCCGGGGGCTTTCGCGATGCCTCCCCGGCACTGGCCCAGCGCATCGAGCGCGCCTCGCTTGCCATGCACAAGGAGACCAAGGGCAAGCTGCCCAAGGTGTACCGCACCGATCTGAACAAGGACTGCCGCGAGTGCGAGTTCGCAGCCAAGTGCCTGGGCGCTGCAGCCGTGGCCTCGGACTTCGCCTTCCTGCCCGCTGACGACAGCGAGGGAGGTCTCAATGATTGAGCTGCTCATCGGGCTGTTCGTTGGGACGGCCCTTGGCGTGTTTGTCGTGTGCCTGATGCACATGGCCCGCGACCCTCTGGATGTTGACCCCGGCATGCAAGACGGCGACAAGAACGAGGTGCGCCCATGACCCTTGAAGAACTTGAAGCACTGGCAGAGCAGCCAGCACAGCAGTGCCGCACAGATGGGCGCTGTCAATACGCCATAGACAGTGGCGCTGAGGGTATGGGCCACTGCCCCAAAGGCAAGTGCGTCATGCCAGCACAGCAGGAGCCTGTGGCTTGGCTGACTGGCTGCCCCTCATGCGGCATGGACTCTTGCGACTGCGACGATGGCACATGGAACCCACCAGCACAGCGCAAGCCGCCGTCTGGATGGGTCGCAGTATCTGACCGAATCCCGCTTGAGTCCGATGGTGAGGTGTTGGTGCGGATGCGTGATGGTCGATGTGAAATCGCGTGGGCCACTTACTGGCACGGGGCCAGCAACGCCTTTGCACAGTGGACATTCCGCGACCCAGACGAGGATGAAGCGCCGACACACTGGATGCTTATTCCAGCCATCGAAGCCGCCCACGGCGTTAAGAGGGACGCATGACGAGTCCCTTCGACTGGAAGAACCAGCCCAGCACCATCGCCCAAGAGCTTGAGCGCAACGCCGAGAAGTCGCGCGCCTCCTCGCGCGGGGCTGTGGCTGGGCTCTCGCCCAAGCTGCACCTGAGCGACAAGCCTGACGTGCGCAACATCGACCCAAGACGCTTTCACGTCTACAGCAAAGCAACCCCCAAGGGGAAATGAAAGTGATGGATTAAATGAGCAGTTCCATCTGGGGTGCATCCCCTGACGATTGGGCGAAGATCAGCGGCTGGGGCATCACTGCCGACCTGCTGCCGGTGGTGAGCAACTCCACCGCCCTGATCTCGCCAAGGAGCAAGATGCGCGACGTGGGCAAGACCCCTTCGCGTTACGACCGCGAGCGCCGCGTGATCGGTATCCCTGAGTGGACATCGCACGAGGCAAGCGAAGCTGACGTGGTGCGCTGGCAGCGCGACAGCGACTATGGCATTTGCATCCAGACCCGGCTGGTGCGTGCCATCGACATCGACATCGAGGACATCACTGTCTCGCGCATGGTGCGCGACTGCGTGGAGATGCTCACAGGCCAGCTGCCCATGCGCTGGCGCGCCGACTCAGGCAAGTGCCTGCTTGCCTTCAAGCTGCAAGGCCAATTCACCAAGCGCATCTTGCGCACTGCGCATGGCCCCATCGAGTTCCTCGCCAACGGCCAGCAGTTCATCGCAATGGGCACCCACCCCAAGGGCGAGCGCTACCAGTGGGAGGGCGGCATCCCTGACGATGTGCCCTACCTGACAGCGGACGAGTTCGAGGGCATGTGGTCTGCGCTTGAGGCGCAGTTCGCCATCGCGGCCACCGTCTCGCGCGGCCCTGGGGGTAAGCCCGTGAGCCAGCGCATCGCCGAGGACATCGACGACGACGTGCTCACCTTCTTGGAGCGCACGGGCTGGATCAAGAGCATCGACTCGCACGGCAGGGCGCACATGACCTGCCCGTGGGCGCACGAGCACACCGGTGGGGGAGGGGAAGACGACAGCTCCACCACCTACTTCCCGCGCGGCGTGGGTGGCTTCGAGCAGGGCCACTTCCGCTGCCTGCACGCGCACTGTGAGGGGCGCACCGACGGCGACTTCCTCGAAGCCGTGGGCTATGTGATGGAGGACTTCGCGGTCATCGAGCCCCAGCCCGGCGAGAGCGAGTTGCCACTGGTGCTGCCGCCCTTCGAGCGCAACCGGCAAGGCGACATCGTCGCCACGGTGAGCAACGTGGAGATGGCCCTGCGCCGTGCGGATGTTAGCGGGGTGCATGTGGGCTACGACGGCTTCAACGACGAGATCATGCTGGCCCCCTTCGGCACCAAGGACTGGCGCAACTTCACCGATGCCGACTACACGCGGCTTCGCATCAAGCTCGAAGGCGGTGGCTTCAAGCCCATCGGGCGCGAGCTCATCCGCGACGTGGTCTCGCTGGTGGCCGATGACAACAAGTTCGACAGCGCCCAGCTGTGGCTGGGCGGCCTCAAGTGGGACGGCGTGCCGCGTGTGGAGCGCTTCTGGTCGACCTACTTCTCAGCCGAGGACACCGACTACACGCGCAGCTGCGGCATCTACATCTGGACAGCGATGGCCGGGCGCGTGATGCAGCCCGGGGTCAAGGCCGACATGGTGCCCATCCTGGTGGGCGAGCAGGGCGTGGGCAAGACCACGGGCGTGGCCGCGATGGTGCCTGCCGAGGAGCACTTCATGGAGGTCAAGCTCGACGACCAGGAGACCGAGATGGCCCGGCGCATGCGCGGCAAGCTGGTGGGCGAGATCGGTGAGCTGCGTGGCCTGCACTCGCGCGAGATCGAGCACGTCAAGGCCTTCGTCACCCGCACGCATGAGGAGTGGGTGCCCAAGTACAAGGAGTTCTCGATCAAGTTCCCCCGTCGGCTGGTGTTCATCGGCACGACCAACAACGACGAGTTCCTGGCCGACGAGACGGGCAACCGCCGGTGGCTGCCGATCCGGGTGGGCCAGACCAACTTGGAGAAGCTCAAGGCCGAGCGCGACCAGATGTGGGCCGAGGCAGCCGTGCTCTTCGCCGAGGGTGGCGTGCAGTTCAGGCAGGCGCAGACGTTGGCCGGGGAGGTGCATGCAGAGCACACGATCACCGACCCGTGGGAGGAACCCGTGCAGGCGTGGCTCGTTGAGGCCTCGTTCGGTGCCGGTGAGCTCGATGGTGCCCCGGCCAATGGTGCACGGCCATTTCGCATTGGCGATGTGCTGCAGGGGGCGCTGGGTTTTGACCCCAAGCACATCTCAAGGCGCGAGGAGTTGCGCGTTGGTCGCGTGTTGCGAAAGCTCGGTTATGACAAGCGCACGGTGAGGGATGGCACCCATCGTTCAAAGTTGTGGGCACTTGCAGAAAAGTGCAAGGAGACTGAACTTGCAAAAAATTACGCGTTCGATGACCTCGCGTGAGGCCTGTCACCCATCTGAGATGGGTGTCGCACCCATCTTTTTGCGGGGGATGGGTGACACGTTTTCAGAGGGAAAACAGCCTCTGTCACCCATGTCACCCTTCTTTACCCTAGGAAAGGGTTGTGAAAATAAAAAGGGGTTAGTGAACACTAACGTAAAGCGCGAGGCAAACAATAGGAAAACAAGGGTGCGGTGGGTGACATGGGTGCCGCACTGGTGGACGGCTAAGAACCGCGAACGCGCAGAAAATTGCAAGTTGCAGCACAAGATCGGGGGCGCGGCATGAAGAAGCGATTGGCGGTGAACGCAGCGGGCAAGCGCATCGGTGAATCGCACCACCGCGCCAAGCTCTCCGACGAGGAGGTCGACACCATCCTCTACCTGCGCGATGAGGGGCTCTCGTATGCCCAGATCGCGGCCAAATGGGACGACGATGTGCGCATCAGCAAGAGCACGGTGCGCGACATCTGCCTGGGCAGGATCAGGGCCCAGGTGCCCGATAGGTTCAAGCCGGGCGCATAAGCCCTTAGCTGGGCGCTACAGTGCGCCCCATGAGCTACAAGTACCCCGCATGGGTTAGCCCCTTCCTGCAGCACCTGAAGACCTCCTGCAACATGGCAGAGAGCTGCCGCGCGGTGGGCGTGTCCTACAGCACCATGCAGGCCTTCAAGGCCAAGGACGGCGACTTTCAAGCAGCTGTCGACGAGGCGCTCGAAGAGTCCTACGACTACCTCGAAGCAGAAGCCCGCCGCCGCGCCTTCCACGGCGTTGAGGAGCCGGTGGTCTACCAGGGGCAGCTGACCCCCATCTTCGAGCGCAACCCCGATGGCAGCGTGCGCGTGGACGAGGACACCGGCCACCCGGTGCAGGCCCGCGACCAGTACGGCAACGTGCGCTACCTCACGGTGCGCAAGTACAGCGACGGCTTGGCCCAGTTCCTCCTCAAGGGCTACCGGCGCAGCAAGTTCGGCGACAAGCAGGAGATCACCGGGGCCAACGGTGGCGCGCTTGCAATGATCGACGAGACCAAGAAGGCCGCGCGCCTGTCGGCGCTGATCGCGCTGGCCCAGCAGCGCAAGGACGGCCAGCTGCCAGCTGATGACGACCTGAGCGACCTCGCATGATGCTGTACGCCCTCTGCTTCGTCGCCGGGATGGCCTTCGCCTTCGTCGTGCTGCACCTGATCGAGCGCTTCCTCGACATCGTCACATGAGCGCGGCGCTAGACACGACCTGTCGGGTCTACTGGTGCTTGGTCTGCGGGCCGCTGTTCCGCTTCCCAGCTGGCGACGGGGACATCACGCTTCACCGCGACATCGAGCACCCGTTCGACTGGACTTACGACGAAGACGACAACCCGCAATGAACCCCAAAGACATCGAGGCGCTGCTGCCTTACCTGACCAAAGCAGAACGCGACGAGCTGGACAACCTGCTGGCCGATGATCTCGCCACCGTGGCGTGGCGACCTCTGCCCGGCCCCCAGTCGATGGCCTACTACAGCGAGGCCGATGTGATCGGCTTCGGTGGCGCAGCCGGTGGCGGCAAGACCGATCTGGCCTGCGGCAAGGCGCTCACACACCACGAGAAGATCATGATCCTGCGCCGCGAGGGCACCGAGCTCACGGCTGTGGTCGACCGGCTGCAGGAGCTCATCGGCCACCGCGACGGCTACAACGGGCAGGAGCGCATCTGGCGCTTGCCGCGCCAGCAGATCGAGTTCGGCTCGACCCCGAACATGGGCGATGAAAAGAAGTACCAAGGCCGACCGCACGACCTGCTGGTGTTCGACGAGGCGGCCAACTTCTTGGAGTCGCAGGTGCGCTTCCTCATGGGCTGGAACCGCTCGACCACGCCGGGCCAGAAGTGCCAGACGCTGATGACCTTCAACCCACCGACCAGTGCCGAGGGCCGCTGGATCGTGGACTTCTTCGCGCCGTGGATCGACCGACGCTTCCCCGGCAAGCGTGCAGAACCCGGCGAGATTCGCTTCGTGGGTGTGGTGCCCGGCGAGAACGGCGTCTCGCGCGACATCTGGGTCGACGATGGCCGCCCGTTCGTGATCGTGGGCGGCGCGCCGTGCTACGACTTCGACCCTGCGGCCTACGACCCCCAGGACATCGTCAAGCCCCAGAAGCGCACCTTCATCCCCTCGCGCATCTCCGACAACCCCTTCCTGATGAACACGGGCTACCTCGCCGTGCTGCAGGCGCTGCCCGAGCCCCTGCGCTCGCAGATGCTCAAGGGCGACTTCCAAGCGGGCATGACCGATGACCCGTGGCAGGTGATCCCGACCCTGTGGGTGGAGATGGCCCAAGCACGGTGGAAGGCGCGCAGCCCCAAGGGCGAGATGCTCTCCATCGGCGTGGACGTGGCCCGTGGTGGCCGCGACTCCTCGGTGATCGCCACCCGCCACGAGGGCAACTGGTACGACGAGCTCAAGAAGCTGCCCGGCACGCAGACGCCAGACGGCGAGACGCTGGCCGGTCAGGTGATGGCGAAGAAGCGCGACAGCGCACCGATCCACATCGACGTGATCGGCGTGGGCTCCTCGCCCTACGACCTGCTGCGCTCGGCCAAGCACCAAGTGATCGGGGTCAACGTGGCCGAGGCCGCCACGGGCACCGACCGCTCAGGGCGGCTTCGCTTTGCCAACCTGCGCAGCCAGCTGTGGTGGCAGATGCGCGAGCAGCTCGACCCGGTCAACGACACCGGCATCGCGCTGCCGCCTGACCCCGAACTGCTGGCCGACCTGTGCGCACCCAAGTGGTCGATGCAGGGCATGCGCGTGCAGGTGGAGAGCCGCGAGGACATCGTCAAGCGCATCGGGCGCTCGCCCGACAGCGCCAGTGCGCTGATCCTGGCGCAGATCGACACGCCCAAAGCCGACGTCATCAAGCGCGCCCAGCGCCAGTTCGCCCAGCCTGCAATCGACTACGACCCGATGGCCGGGTTCTGATCCCGTGCGGATAACGGGCGCAACTGGCCTGACAATCCGGCCAGTTTTTGCAACAAGGAGCAGCCCATGTGCAGTGGCGGTGGTGGCGGCGGTAGTTCCGAGCCCATTCGATACCAAGACCCCAAGATGCCCGAGCAGTCTGCTCAGGGCACGAGCTCATCCATGACCGACGCACGCAGAAAGGCGCTGCAAACTGGCGGCCCTGCCGCCAGCACGCTGCTGACTGGCCCGTCTGGCGTGGAGAACTCCGCGCTCAACATCGGTCGAACCACGCTGCTGGGGGCCTGACCGCATGCCAGACCAGATCGACGCCAACGGGCTGACGCCCAAGCAGCGCTACATGAAGCGCTGGTCGATGCTGCGCGCCGAGCGCGCAACATGGCTGCCCGACTACCGCGATCTGGTGGACTACGTCGCGCCCCTGTCCGGGCGCTTCTTCTACACCGACGCCAACAAGGGCAACAAGGTACAGCGCCAGAAGAAGGTCTACGACACCACGGCCAAGCGCTCGCTGACCGTGCTGTCTGCTGGCCTGATGGCGGGCATGACCAGCCCGGCTCGCCCGTGGTTCCGTCTGGCCCTGTCCGACCGCGTGCTGATGGAGCGCCACGACGTGAAGACGTGGCTGCAGGATGTCACCGACCAGATGCGCGAGGTCTTCTCGCGCTCGAACACCTACCGCGCGCTGCACCAGATGTACTACGAGCTGGGCGCCTTCGGCACCGCAGCCTCGGTGGTCATGCCCGACTTCGACAACGTCATCCACCTGTACCCGCTGACCATCGGCGAGTATTGCTTGGCGACCAACGAGAAGGGCATCGTCAACACGCTCTACCGCGAGTTCAACATGACGGTGGGCCAGATGGTGAGCCAGTTCGGCAAAGACAACTGCAGCATGCAGGTGCAGCAGCAGTACGACCGGGGCAACCTCGACCAGTGGGTGCCGGTGCATCACGTCATCGAGCCTCGGCTGGGCCGCGACATCACCAAGCTCGACAACCGCAACATGAAGTTCAAGTCGGTGTACTACGAGCTCGGCGGTCAGGTCGACCCCAACAAGCTGCTCTCCGAGTCGGGCTACAAGCGCTTTCGCGCACTGGCCGCCCGCTGGAACGTGACCGGCAACGATGTCTACGGCACGGGCCCAGGCCACGATGCGCTGCCCGACATTCGCCAGCTGCAGTTCGAGCAGCTGCGCAAGGGCCAAGCGATTGACTACCAAGTGCAGCCGCCGCTGGCCGTGCCCGCATCGCTGCGCGAGGCTGGCATCAACCGCCTGCCCGGCGGTGTGCAGTTCGTCGACAGCGTGGGCCCAGAGAACACCATCCGCAGCATGTTCGAGGTCAACCTCAACCTGCAGCACCTGATGGAGTCGATCTACGACGTGCGCAGCCGCATCAAGAGCAACTTCTACGAAGACCTGTTCCTGATGCTGGCGAACGACACCCGCAGCGGGATCACTGCCACCGAGGTGGCCGAGCGCCACGAAGAGAAGCTGCTGATGCTCGGCCCCGTGCTGGAGCGCCTGCACAACGAGCTGCTCGACCCCCTGATCGACTCGACCTTCGAGGCGCTCTCGGAGGCTGGCGCACTGCCCCCCATCCCTGACGCCCTGCGCGGCATGGACATCAATGTCGAGTACGTCTCGGTGCTGGCCCAAGCCCAGCGCGCCGTGGGTCTTGCCTCCTACGACCGGGCCATCGCCACGGTGGGCGCCATCGCTGGCGCCACGCAAGACCCCACGGTGTGGGACAAGCTCGACACCGACCAGATCATCGACGAGTACACCGACGCGCTGGGCCTGCCCCCGCGCACGGTGCGCAGCGACGAGCAAGTGGCCGCCATGCGTGCCGAGCGCGCCAAGAAGCAGCAGGCCGCCGAGTCGTTGGCCGCCGCCCAGTCGATGGCCGACACGGCAGCCACCGCAAGCCAAGTCGATCCCGCCCGCATCCAAGATGTCATGGGCATGTTCTCGGGCTACGGCAGCCCGACCCCCGTTGAAGCAGGAGCCCTGTAATGGTCAGTCTGAAACTTTCCCCCGTCGAAGCCGCAGAAGCCACCGCGCTCACCGCCGAGCCCGACAAGCCCAACTACGGCTACGGCACTTGCGTGCAGCTCAACGACGAGCAGGTCGAGGCGCTGGGCATCGCCAAGCTGCCCGTGGGCACCAAGGTCAAGATCGTCGCCTTCGGCGTGATCGACTCGACCCGCATTGAAGTGGGCGAGGAGGGCGAAGCGCCCTACATGAGCATCCAGCTCACCGACATGGAAGTTGGTGGCGCCTCCAGCGTCAACGCCTCGGCCATGTACCCCAGTTCCAACGGCTAAGGAGTAGACCATGCCATTGTCCAAAGACGTTTACGTCACATCCAACGACTTCTCGCCCATCGTCTCGATCAAGGCCGTGACGCCCAACGACGCCTCCGATCTGCCCGATGGTGCTTGCCGCGCCTTGCTCATCACAGGCGCTGGCAATTTGCGCATCACCACCGCAGGCGGCGACACCGTCACGCTGCCAATCTCGGCCAACTGGTTCGGTGTGACCTACATCCGTGCGGCCCGCATCCACGCCACCGGCACCACGGTGAGCGCGGCCAACATCTTCGCCTGCTACTGATTCAAACCCCAAGGAGCACACCATGCCCAACCAACTCTTCGACCAGAAGTTCTATTCCAAGGACAACCAGCAGCACTCCGAGCTGCAAGGCGTGGCGGTCACCCCCGCCGATGGCACTGACCTGCCCAACGGCGTGTGCGAGGCCATCTACGTCACCGGCGCTGG